GCAGCGGCTGTCCAGAGAGTAGGCGAGGTCCGATTCCTCAAGGTGTTTTGTTCGACTCAAAGCATCATAGGTTCAAAACTCTCATGCATTTAGTTTCTGCCGCCAAGAGGGCGAGGAAGCGCGAGAAGTTAAGTATCGGGCGTTCCGGGACGAATCGGGCGCACAAGTTTGCGGACGGGAAAACGATGGCTGATGACAAGACGCAGCTCGGGCGGCATATTATGGTGGCATACGGTTATCTTAGGGGCTAATGCCCCCGGAGGCGCGGTTCAACTCCGTGCGCTGTCATCTTCTTTTTTGAAACACCTCTCCATGAGCCGAGAGGTGTTCTTTTTTGTGCCTCTTTAACTCAATGGGCAAGAGCCCGATCGTATGACTTTTCGGGACGCCGGTTCAAGTCCGGCGAGAGGCAGACGCGGGCGCACTCCTTCGGGGGTGCGCTTTGCAGTCAACTGCAAAGGAGGAGCAGGATGTTTTATAAACTCTGTGCCCAATGCGGCGCGGTCATACCGCTCGGCGAAACCTATTGCGACAGATGCAAGCCTAAGAAAAAGACGAGGGACGAGCTGAACATTGATGATAGTGAGGAAATGGACGAGCGGGCGGAAGCGTTCTACAACTCTCGGCAATGGCGGCGGTTTCGTCAGGGAATCCTCGCCCGTGACCGATATCTCTGTGTTAATTGTGCAGCTCGCGGCAGGCCGTCAGTGGCGTCCGACGTTCACCATATCATCAGAGTTAAACAGGATTGGAACAGACGGTTTGACCCGTCTAATTGTATTTCTTTATGCAAAGCGTGTCACAACAGAGCGGACCGTGCGGGCGTGTCTTTACCCCACGGGGGTGCAAAAAAAGTTTGACCCCCCTGCGGTAACCCGTCGCCCGTCCTCCTCTTTGCAGCAAAAACGCCGAAAATGAAAATCAAAGGAGTGAGAGCATGGCAGGGCGGCCAAGACAGCCGATAGACCTTCTCGTTTTGAACGGGAAATCGCACCTCGGGAAAGGTGAAATTGAAGAAAGACGAGCGGCAGAAGTGACCGCGCCGTTCACAAAAATTGAACCACCAAATTGTCTCTCAAAGAAACAAAAAAATAGATTCAATTATATCGCAAAACAGCTCGCCGACATCGGACTTTATGCCGACATTGATTCGGAGTCGCTCGGTAGGTACATAATCGCCGAGGAAACGCTTCAAAAAATTCGCAAGCGCCTGAAGAAAGAAATGACGTTTGAGCAGTACGAAAAAACACTGAATTTACAGGCAAAATATTTAAAAATATGCCAACAATTTGCGGCCGATTTCGGCATGACCGTATCAGGAAGGTGCAAGCTTATTATCCCGAAAAAGCCGAGAGAACCGGAGAACAAGTTCGACCTTTTCGGCGAGGATGAACGCGGTGATGAGAGTGCAGGATAGAGCGACTCTCCACGCTGAGCGGGTCGTCTCCGGGCAGGAGCCGTCCTGCCTAACGCATCGCATGGCGTGCGAACGGCACTTGAACGAGCTCGCCAAGCAGGGCACGGAAGAGTTCCCGTATGTTTGGCGACCGGAGAAATCGGAGAAGATCTTGCGGTATGCCGAAATGCTGACGATTGCCGAAGGCGCGCAGCCGCGTCCGGTTCGGCTGCACGACTTTCAATATTTTGACCTCGGTGTGCCGTTCGGGTGGGTTCATGCCGAGACAGGCTTTCGACGTATTCGCCGAAAATATAAATCCGTCGCGAGACAGAACGGCAAGACCTTCGAAAACGGTATCACCGGCTCGTTCATCGCGAACTGGGGCGGATATAACTTCGGCAAACTTTTCACTGCGGCAACGAAAAAGCGTCAGGCAAGAATAGCCTGGGAGGAAATTCAAAAATTCATCTTGATTGACAAAGACCTTCAAGCGCTTTTCGACGTTAAGGATTACAAAAGCCTTATCATCGCCAAGCGAACAGGATGCACGATTGAAGCACTGTCGAGAGAGAGCGGGCTTGACGATGGTTTCCGCGCAATCTTCTGTTCCGTCGATGAAATTCATCAACACAAGGACAACGGAATTTATAAAGCCCTGTACAACGGTCAAGCTTCGCTTAACGAGGCTTTGATATCGATGATAACCACGCGCGGAAAAAGCTTGAACAGCTTCTGCCGCGAGATGGACGATTATTGCCTGCAGATACTTGCCGGCACGGCGGAAGCCGACGACTTTTTTGTTGACATCTACACACTGGACAAAGAGGATGACCCTTTTGACGAGAGCGTGTGGTATAAAGCCAATCCGCACCTCGTGACAGTACCGAGCGCGCTCGAACAGCTCCGCCGCGATGCGCAGACGGCGAAGCAGATGGGTGGATTTGAGCTGTCCGACTATATGACAAAACGTCAAAACCTGTGGTATGAGTACGGCGACACGCAATATATCACACCGAACGAGTGGAAGCTCGGCCGGACGGAGCTGACGATAGAGAATATGCGCGGTCGCAGATGTTTTGTCGGGCTTGACCTTTCGAGCGGCGGAGACCTGACCTCGCTTGCGCTGCTCTTCCCGCTTGACGACGGGAAAATATATGTTTGGTCACACTCATACATTCCGGCAAAGCGACTCGAGGAGCACATCATCACAGATACGGCGCCTTATGACGTGTGGGCAAAGTCCGGACTGCTTACTCCGTCCGATGCGGTCGGCGGTCTGAAAAATGACTATCTGCAAATCGTTGCCGACTTGAAAGAACTGCAAGAGAAGTACGAAATCAACATCGTGGGCATAGGCTACGATCCGCATAATGCCGACGCATTCCTTGAAGAGCTGGACACGCTCGGTGCGCCGTTGCTTGAAGTCAAACAGTCGGCGCGTTTTCTTTCGGACACTACTGTTGACTTTGCTCTCGAGGTCAAAGCCGGAAATGTGCTGTATGACCAGCGAAACGCGCTGATGTCCTGGTCAATTGTGAACGCAAAGAAAACAAAAAACTCTTTCGGCGAAATCAAGATCGACAAGGAAGTCAACGCACGTCACGCGCGAATCGATGTCGTCGACGCTATTATCGACGCACATCTTGTTTATCGCAAATCGAGCAAAGAAGAGACGCCGGACTATGAAACGGTGGTCGAAGATTATTTGAAGAAAATGGGGTGGGCTTGATGCCATTGTTTAAGAAAAAAAGTGCAAGCGACCAGCAGACGGTCGAGCGGCAGGCGCTGCTTGATTTTCTCGGCATAAGCGACGACGGCGACGCTTTAAGCGAAGCCACATATTTTGCCTGTCTGAAAATTCTTTCGGAAGCTATAGGAAAAATGCCGTTTAAAATCATGCGCACAACAGCGGGCGGCGGAATCGAGACGGCGAAGAAGCACGAGCTTTACCGTCTGCTTGCAATCCGTCCGAACCCGTATATGACCGCGACGCACTTTTGGTCGACGGTCGAAATTAACCGAAACCACTACGGCAACGCTTATGTTTGGATAACGGGAGCGGGCAAAAACACCAACCTGTGGTGCCTTCCGCCTGAAAGCGTCGAGATATATTGCGACGACAAAGGTATATGGAACAGAAAGAAGGGCGCAATTTGGTACCTCTTTCATAATCCGAAGAGCGGCGAGACCGTCAGGATCCCGCACGACAGCATTATGCACTTCCGAACCTCGGTCTCGTTTGACGGTGTCACCGGCCTAAGTGTCCGAGATCAGCTGAGCACCACGCTCGACGGGAACATGCGCGGGCAGAAGATGTTGAACGAGATGTACAAGAACGGTTTTACCGCGAAGGCCGTCCTGCAGTATACCGGTAACCTGAACGACGAGCTTGAGAAGCGATATACCACGAAGATTGAAGAGTATATCACCGGCAAGGTCGACACGGTCAAAAACCTTGTGCCGATTCCGGCGGGGTCAACCATTCAGCCGCTGAATATGAAGCTCGCTGATAATCAGTTTATCGAGCTGAAAAAATACTCGGCACTGCAGATCGCAGCCGCTTTTGGAATCAAACCGAATCAGATTAACGACTATGAGAAAGCAAGCTACGCCGCCGCAGAGCAGCAGCAGCTTGCTTTTTACATTGACACGCTCTTGTACATTTTGAAGCAGTATGAGGATGAGGTCACATATAAGCTTCTGAGCGATGAGGATATTGCGAGCGGGTATTTTGCAAAATTCAACGCGGCCGTTATTCTTCGCGCGGACTTCAAAACGCAGCTCGAAGCTATGGCGACGGCGGTACAAAATGCTATTTACACTCCAAACGAGGCGCGAGCCTATTTGGATAAAGGCGAGCGTCCGGGCGGCGACCAGTTAATCTGCAACGGGTCAATGCTGCCCTTGACGCAAGCCGGGATCCAGTACATCAAAGGAGGTGATAAAAAATGAAAATTGACAAATGTGCGATAGTCAAGAGCCTTGAACTCGACGATGACAAAATAGCGAAAATCAACGCCTGTACGCTGAAAAAGCTGACCGCCGAAGAGGTATTTGCCTTTAAAATGGTCGCTTGCGACAACGAGATTGACCGTGACTATGAGGCATTTTCCGGCGAGACGCTTGAGCAGCTTGCCGAGCTGTACAAAGGCAAGACCGTCATAAGCGACCACAATCCGCAGAGCACAAATCAGTGCGCGCGAATCTTTGACGCGGAGGTTATCACCAGTCCCGGTGAGACCACCAAGACCGGCGAAGAGTACAAGCAGCTCGTTTTACATTGCTATTGTATCAAGGCAACGAGCGGGCAGCTCATCGCCGAGATTGAGGGCGGCATCAAAAAGGAGTGCAGCGTTGGGTGCAGCGTCAAAACTGCGCAGTGCTCTATTTGCGGCGGCGACGCCAGACGGTGCGAGCACTATCGCGGAAAGAAATACGACGGAATGCTATGCTTTTATAAGCTTGTCGGCGCGGTCGACGCTTATGAAGTCTCTTTCGTCGCGGTTCCCGCACAGCGCGCGGCGGGCGTGACCAAAGAGTTTGAGGGCAAGGAACCGCCCGAAGAAAAAGAAAAGTCCACAGACTACACGGATGCCATACGCATCCATGAAAATTTTATTTACATGGAGGAATCAAACGATGAATAAGAAAATGAGAGATCTGCTTGCCAAAATCAAGTCCAAGACCGAAGAAGCACGCACGCACAACGAGGCGGGCGAGGTTGACCTTGTCAAGACCTGCCTCGACGAGGTCGATGACCTCAAGGCGCAGTATGAGGCCGAAAAGCGTCTTTTTGAGGCGGAGCAGGACGAGCTCGACCCCGAAGAGCATAACGACAACGGCGGTGCAGATCTTAGCGAAGAAAAGAGCTTTGTTGAGTATCTCAGGAAAGCAGCCTCGCCCGGAATGTCGCAGGGCTCGAACGGAGCTATCATCCCCAAGACTATCGCGAACAAGATAATCACCGACATAGTCAACGTGTCGCCGATTATCGAAAAGGCCACAAAGTACTACACGAAGGGCGCGCTGTCGATTCCGGTTTACGGCACCGACGCGAGTGCCGATTCTCCGACCGGCGACATCGCTGCGGCTTACCAGGGCGCGGAGTTCACCGCGCTGACCGCAGGTCAGGGCAAGTTTACAAGCGTTGACCTTTCCGGCTATGTTCTCGGCGCTCTGACCGTCATTTCCAACAAGCTTATCAACAACACCGATATCAACATCGTTGCAAAGGTTGAGGAGCTTATGACCGAGGCGTTCCGCGTCAAGCTCGAGCGTGAGCTTATCCACGGCACGAGTGGCAAGATGACCGGCGCGGTCTCGTCCACCAATAAGATGACACTGACCACCTACACTCTCGCGGGTATCACGTTTGACACGCTGATTGAAATGCAGGCGATGATTCCGCAAATTTATCAGTCGAACGCGATGTGGATTATGAGCAACAAGACTTTTACAGCGCTCAGAAAAACCAAAAATTCACAGAACGACTACATCATGAAGGACATCGAGAACGGCTTCGGCTGGAAGATACTCGGATCGCCGGTCTATCTCTCCGACGCTATGGACGAGGCGACCGAGCAGGAGGGCTTCCCCGTCCTCTACGGCGATTTTTCGGGCATGGCGCTTAAAATCGCAAAGCAGCTCGAGCTGCAGGTGCTTAACGAGAAGTATGCCGACAAGAACGCAAAGGGCGTTGTCGGCTGGCTCGAAGCCGATTCCAAGGTCGAGAACAACCAGAAGATTGCTGTCCTGCAGTCGGGCAAGGCTTGATAAGGCGGTGTAAAAATGGCCGTATCGCTTGCGGAAGCTAAACGCTTCCTGCGTGTCGATGACAATGTCGACAATGCAATGATAAAAGGCTTTATCGACGCGGCCGAGAAATTTCTCTCGGCCGCTGTCGGCGACGACTGCGACCTTGAGGATCCGCGCGCACAGTTTCTTGTGCTCGTCGCCGTGCGTGATATGTACGACGGCGGCGAGCTGAACCGCACGGTGTCGGCAAACACCGAGAAGCTTTTTAACAGCTTTGCACTGCAGCTGAGAACGGAGGCGGGCATCGATGTATCTGAAAAGCAGAATTGAAGTCGCCTATATTGAGACGAGCGGGCAGGATGCCGACGGTTATGAAAAAAATACCGAGCGGCGCCTGCCGCTTTGGGCGCACGCCGAGTCGTCAAAATCGAGTGAGTTTTATGAGGCGGCACAGGCCGGCATGAACGTCGAGCGGGTCTATGTCGTGCGCTCGCGGTCTTTTGACCGCCGTAGCAAATTCGTCTATGACGGCGAAACAAAACTGCAGATAACGCGCGTCTATGACCGCCTTGACGGTCTGACGGAGCTGCACTGCTCCGATATGAAGGTGGATTGAATGGGCAAGTTTGATTTTGAAATCGACCCGGCTTTTTTGAGAAGCCTCGGCAAGCTCTCGGAGGTTGAAAAGTATGCCCCGAAAATGGTCGACGCGGCGACGCCGATTTTGCAGCGAAGTATAAAGGCGGCGTTGCAGGGGCATCGAAGAACCGGGCTGATGGTTGACAGTATAAAACGAACGCGCACAAAAAAGGCAAAGAACGGGGCATATCTTGCCACGGTCAGACCGACAGGGCTGTCTCGGGTTTACATCGACAAAAAAGGAAAAATCAGAAAGCGCAAAACACCTGTCCGAAATATGGAAATATTGGCACATCTTGAGTATGGCACGAAACGCCAGGCGCCGACTCCTCTTTTGACCAAGGCAGTTAATGACTGCCGAGCCGAATGTGAGGCAGCGATGACCGAGGTGTTTAGGCGAGAATCGGGGGTGTAAGGATGAACGTTAACGGGCTTATAATTTCCGCCCTCGAGGACATGGGCATGAAAATATACCCGAATTTTTATGCCGGCGACGATGAGGAATATATCACATTTTCCTATCTCGACGAACGGCCGGAGTTTTGGGGCGACGATGAGCCGATATATGACGGCACATATGTGCGCGTGTCGCTGTGGACGCGGAACAATCCGCAGAAATATAAAAAGCAAATCAGAAAACGGCTCCGCGCGGCGGGCTTTACGGTCACGTCAACTGCGGAGTTGTACGATGAAGAAAAGAACTATGTCCAGATTGCGGTTGACGCCGAAATCGAGGGCGTAGTTGATGACGAGGAGGACTAATTTAAATGGCACAGTTTAAGGCATCTCTGCCTGTCTTTGCCCCGATTAAGGCGGAGACAGATTCGACAATCACCTACGAGAACGGTGCATTCGTCGGAAAAATGGTCAAGACCGAGATAAAACCGAACAAGGTCGAGGGCTCGCTTTACGCCGACGATGCGCTCGCAGAATATGAGACCGAGTTCAAGGACGCCGACATCACTCTCGAGACCTCGACTATTCCGGCCGAGCTGTTCGTCAGTATGTTCGGCGAGACCAAGACCGAGGGCACGGGCTCGACGACTCCGAAGCCCGTCGTACTGACCTCTAAGGCCGCCGACGCGCCCGTTTACGGCGGTTATGGCTTTATTTCCGTCGAAGTTGTCGACGGCGTGAGAAAATACTTAATGTATTTCGTCCACAAAGTTAAGTTTTCGCTCCCGAGCGAAACTCATACGACTAAGGGCGACAGTATCACCTTTAATACTTCGAGTATAGAGGGTAAGGCGGTAGCTGACAAGTCCGGCGCGTGGCGCACCAAGACCTATTACACCACCGCCGCCGAGGCGATCGCCGCACTCAAAACCAAGGTCGGAATCACGGTCTCCGACACATAAACCAAAAAGGAGGAGCGGGCGGGGAAACTCGCCCGCGCATTTTTATGAAAGCGATTTTGTGTGAGACAAAAGAGAGAAGAACGCCGCTGACTATCGGCGGCAGAACATATGACATTGCCCTGACGCTCAACTGCATTGAGAAGTTTCAGGAGAAGTACGGCGACCTCGAAAATGTCTTTGACGCTTCGGGCGAAGTGCGGGAGTTGAAGTGGATTCTTGCAGTTCTGATTAACGACGCCGTTGACGCTTACAACGACGACCACGACGACAAGCTTGAGCACGTCACGGATGGATTTGTCGGCAGAAAAATTGACATCAATAACATCAAGGCATACACCGACGTTTTAATGCAGACGTTCGGTGCGTCGCTTCCGACCGCCGAGGAGCTGCCCGAGGATGACGAGCTGAATGCTGCCGTTGATGCAGTCGCAGCGGCGGAGGGCTTGATCGAAACAAAAAACACGGCAGCCGAGTAATCGTCGATATTGACCTGTGGATCTTTAGGGCTACGGCGTTGCTCGGCTTCCCTTTTCAAAAAGCTTGGCGGCTAACCGTGCGGCAGCTCACGAGTTTGTTTGATAATTATTGCATTTGGCATGGTTTGACGAAAAAGGAGGAGGTGGACGATGAGCAATAAGAACTTTCGCATAGGCTCGAAAATCGTGTGTGACGGCGAAGCTGATTTCAAAAAAGCGATAAAAGAAATCAACGACAGCATGAGAGTCTTGCGTTCCGAAGCAAAGAAGAACACGCAGGAGTTCGCACTGAACAAAGATCAGATGAAATATTGCACCTCGCAATATTCAACGCTGAATCAAATCATGAACGAGCAGCGCGAAAAAGTTGAACGCATTCAAGCGGGTCTCGCAAACGCGACGAAAAAATACGGCGAAAACTCTGCCGCCGTAAACTATTGGAAAACGCAGTTGAACTATGCTCTCGGCGATTTGGCGAAAACAAACGCACAGCTTAACGACGTCAAAGAAAATCTTGACAAGGTCAAAGCAAAGAAGCCCGAAACCATTATTGAAAAGTTCGGGGCGGCGTTGAAAGATACGCGCGACAAGCTCGATTCTTTCAAAGAGAAAATCAATGTTTTCGATAAGCTGAAAAATAAGCTGAACGACGCGAAAGAGCGGTTTAATTATTTTCGAAAAGGCGCAGATGATGCAGGAGACAGCCTCGAGAAAGCCGGAAAAAAGAGTATCAAGTTCGGCGACCTTATCAAGGCTCATGTCATAAGTGACATTGTTGTCAATGGCTTGAAAAGTGTTGCCTCGGCCTGTAAGAGTATCGCTAAAGGGGTTTTTGATTTTGTCAAGGAATCAGTCGCAGGCTTCGGCGAGCTTGAGCAGAACCTCGGCGGCTCGGCGGCTGTTTTTGGCAGCTATGCCGATGCGGTCGTTGAAAAGAGCAAAAACGCCTATAAAGACATGGGCGTCGCACAAAGTGAATATCTCGCAACGGCTAACAAGATGGGATCGCTGTTTCAAGGCTCCGGCTTGTCGCAACAGCGAAGCCTTGAACTCACAACGAAGGCGATGCAGCGCGCGACCGATGTCGCGTCCGTCATGGGCATCGATACATCGCAGGCACTTGAATCTATCGCCGGAGCAGCAAAAGGCAACTTCACAATGATGGACAACCTCGGCGTGGCTATGAACGCGACGACCTTGCAGGCATATGCTGCCGGCAAGGGCATTAATTTCGTGTGGAATAGAGCCTCAAACGCCGAAAAAGCCGAGCTCGCTATGCAAATGTTTTTTGAAAAAACAGAGCAGTATGCGGGCAACTTCGCGCGCGAAGCCGAGGAGACGCTTACCGGCTCAATCGGCATGGCGAAGGCGGCTCTCCAAACACTGAAAGAAAACCTCGGAAACAGCGAGGCCGACCTCAAACCGATGATTATGAACCTACTCAACTCCGTTCAGGCGGTCATTAGGAACGCGGCTCCAATAGTCCAGCAGGTCGTCAATGCCATTCTCGAGCAGGCGCCGCTGCTGCTGACGACGGGCGCTCAGATGGTCAACACTCTGCTCGACGGCCTTGTCGCAAATCTCGCGCCGATTCTCTCGGGCGCGGTCGATGTGGTCTTTACGTTAGTTGACGGCATCGTCGCCAACCTCGACCCGATAATGCAGGCAGCAGTCACTTTGGTTGTCGTTCTCGTTGAGGCGCTTGCGGACAATCTCGACAAAATCATAAACGCGGCGTTCACGCTGGTCGACTCGCTCGTTAATGCTCTTTTGCAAGATGACAATCTTTCGAAAATCATTAACTCAGCTATAAAAATCGTGATAGAGCTTTCAGCAGGTCTGCTTGCGAACGCTCCGAAGCTTATCACGGCGGCGGCTCAGTTAATCGGCGGCCTTGTCAAAGGCCTGTGGGATAACAGGGGTCTTGTTGTCGACGCAATTAAAAAAGTCGGCAGAGCAATGATTGACGGCTTGAAAAATCTATTCGGTATTCACTCACCGTCTACCGTGTTCGCCGGCATCGGAAAGAATCTTCTCGAGGGCTTGTGGAACGGTATTCAGAATATGCGCGACTGGCTTATCCGAAAAATCAGGTCTCTCGGCTCGGCAGTTACCGACGCTCTGAAAGCAGTGCTCGGCATTCACTCGCCGTCCACGGTGTTCCGCGACCAAATCGGTAAGAACATGGCTCTCGGCGTCGGCGTCGGTTTTGAGACTACTATGCGCGACGTCGCCAAGAGAATGACCGACTCTATTCCTATGGACGTCGATATCAACGCAACCGGGAACTTCACGGCGCGCCGAGCGCAGGCAGCGGTAAGTGGCGGCAATAAAGTCTATAACTTTAATGTCACAATAAACGCCGCAGACGGCGGGGGCGATGTGAGGGCTCTCGCTTCGCGCATCGCCGAGGAAATCTACGACGAGATGCGCAGGAAGGAGCGGGCCTATGCGTAGTTTCACTTTCAATTCAAAAAAATCGAGCGACCTCGGTCTTATCGTCGAAAAAGCAACAATCAACAAAACCCCGGCGCGGCCTTATGATTTGCAGAAAATTCCCGGCCGTGCCGGAATGCTGATTGTCAACTCGAGCATTGACGAGCTCGAAAATGTCGAAATCACCTACACCGTAGGCTGTAAGGATATTTCGGCGAACCGTGACGCTATCGCTGAGTGCCTTTTCGGAGCGCCGTCATATGCGAAACTCATCGACAGCTCGGAGACAGACTGCTATCGTTTGGCAGTCTGCACGAGCGGGCAGGACTGGGACGAGCAAATATTAAATTTCGGAACGGCAAAGCTCGTTTTTAGCTGCAAACCGTTCCGATTTTTAAATTCCGGCGACACAAAAACGACCTTGACTGCTTCAGGAAAAATCACAAATCCGACGGCTTATTCATCTTTGCCATATATCAAAATCACCGGGAGCGGGAACATCAATCTTTTCATTGCCGGGAAATCATACGCTTTCGTAAACGTCGGCAGCTATATCGAGTGCGACAGCGATCTGCAAATGGTTTACACAGGCGCCAGCGGCAAGTCCGACCGCGCGAATTTCGACACGTTCCCGGAGCTCGTTCCGGGTGACAACACGGTTTCATGGACGGGCACAGTTGCAAAGGTTGAAATCATCCCTCACTGGAGGCGCTTATGATACCGATTTTATTGAAGCAGGACGCAAAAACTAAGATAGGCTGGCTCGCCGAAGCAATCAGCTGCCGCTGCACAGAAGAGCGAAACGGCATATATGAGCTCGAGCTTCAATATCCAATGCTCGGAACTTATGCGGCTGATTTGGTTATCGACCGCTATATAAAAGCAAAGCCAAACTCGACAGGCGACAATCAGCTTTTCCATATCAGAAAAGTGTCAAAGCCTATAAACGGAATGTTCACGGTCAGCTGCGACCACGTCAGCTATGCCCTTTCGGGCTATCCGGTGCCGACCGTTTCGGCATCTGGCAACGCGCAGGTCGCTATCAACGCCATATTGACCGCCGCAAAGAATCAGCTCGGCAAGGACACAGGCTTTTCCGTGGCGACGACCGATATCACTCTGTCGTCGTCAATCTCGCTCGCGAACGTTTCAGCCCGTGCGGCTCTCGGCGGTGTGCAGGGCTCGATTTTGCAGACCTACGGCGGCGAATACGAATTTGACAATTACACAATAAAATTACACAAATCGCGCGGACAGGATCACGGAGTCAGAATATCATACGGCCGAAACATGACCGATTTGAAATGTGAAATCGATATGGATAGCGCATACACCGGCATATATGGCTACGTCAAGAATGACGAAGTCGATTTAAAAAGTTATGTGTCCGTGACAAACGAAAGCGGCATAAACGCGAAAACTCTGATACGCGATTTCTCGCAGGAATTTGACGAGGGCGAGATCACGCAGGCGAAGCTTGACTCTGCCGTCTCGGCCTATCTCTCAAAAAATGACATCAACTCCCCGAACGTGTCCATGACCGTGTCATTTGTAGACTTGTCGCAGTCGCCGGAATATGCGAACTTCTCGGCGCTTGAAGCGGTCAATCTTTGCGACACTGTAAAAATATATCACAAAGACCTGGATATCGACATTAAAGCAAAGGTCATCAAGACGACTTACGATGTCTTGCGCGAACGGTACACCTCGATAGAGCTCGGCTCGCCACGCGCGAATTTCGCAGACGTCATCCGTCAGACGGTCCAGGAAGCCGCCGACGCAAAAAGCTTAGCAGTCTCGAGCAAATCGGAGATAACTGCCGCATACGAGAAGGCGATAGCCGACGCAACTGCGGCAATCACCGGAAACAGCGGGGGATATATCAGACTTAATCCGTCTGAGAATCCGCAAGAGCTTTTGATCATGGATACGCCGGATGCAGAAACGGCGACAAAAATATGGCGGTGGAACCTGTCGGGTCTTGGCTATTCGCCTACAGGCTACAACGGACCGTATAAAACCGCAATCACGCAAGACGGTCACTTTGTCGCTGACTTTATCGACACAGGCACTTTGACGGCTAATATCATAAAGGCCGGAATAATGCAATCGGTAAACGGTCAGTTTTCTTTTAACCTCGAAACAGGCCATATCTCCGCGTCGGACATAGATATATCCGGCGGAAGTATCAACCTGCAAGGCGCAAGCGAACAGACCTATTACACCCAGCTTACCTCAAACAACGCAAGTTCTTTGGGTTGGAAATCTGCGTCAGAATACGCCGAAGAAGACGAGCACAAGCCGTATATAACTGCCGACTGGCTAACTCCTACGAGTTACCCAGCGACAGGTTCATACTATCAAGCGGCAAGCCAATGGTATAACTGCAAAAAAGGCGATGTGTTTCATTTGACGGGAGAAGGCTATAACCGTGCATATGACACGGGCGAGGGTGCGTGGCTCGATGTCGTACCCTGGGTACAAGTAATGTGCAAGAGCGACGCTGACGGCAGTATCGCTATGGTGTCGCTGTGTGCGACTACTATCCCGCCGTCGTTCGGCAGTACACGAGTGACGACCATTGACACGACGGGAACGTTATATTGTCCAGGCTATACGCCCGTATATTGGAGGATTTGCATAGCGACTCATCGACAAAACTCATATGTTGACAGACCCGTTGGCACAGGCTGGTATGCTTTTCACAACTTAGAAGTCTCGCGCACAACTACAGAGGGCGGGAGCTTCACAGTCACAGGCTCAAACGGCTACATCGCCGACCTATCGTCGGGAGTCTTGCGCCTATCGTATAAGAGCGGCAACGACACACAGCAGTTTTTCGATATGGCTAATACGCGCTGCTACTCTTCGAAAGACGACTACAAGTGGTATGCGACAATGGCGACGCAGGATTATACTCTGTCAGGCAAGACAAGCGCGGGCTTTAAATTTGGCTCGTCCAACAAGGACACGCGGTCGTATATTCCTACCGACCCCACCGACGACAACAGCAGCTTGCAGGACGAATGGAACACGACATACGCGCGAATTGAGAAAGACACGACCTATATCAGACGCAGAATCCATGTCAATGAGTACTGCTACACTACTGACCCGCAAGAATATCTTTCGTTTCGAGCATCAGGAACTAACGGCGGAAACGATTTCACCACAGATTTCGGTGCAGCGATAACCTCCGCAGGCGGCAGTTATCCATCATTCGCCGTTCGAGTGCGTGATTCTGCTGGGAATGACCATGTCCGCGCCGACTTGTTCGCGGGAGATACCGACCGTGCCGAAGTGCAGCTATATGATTCACAAGGGCGTAAATATCGAATCACATTTAAACAAGACAAAATTATGTTCTGGTCGGAGACCCTCAAGACCAAAACAATTAGCTTTGTATAGGAGGACATATGACGAAATCAGAAATAAATCAAAAGCTTGCGGAGCTTAGAGCGCAGGGCGAAGCTCTACATCAGAACAATTCTCAAATAATGCAGCAGCTCGAAGTCAACAAGGTTGAGCTCGCTAAAATTTGCGGCAAAATCGAACTGTTGTCAGATATGCTCTCAGAGCTCGAAAAAACGCCCGTGGAGGGCGAGAACGAGGAGGCGGAAAAAGATGCAGATAAGAACGATAACGGTTGATTATGCCCGCCCTCGCGGGTATGACGTTGGATATCGGGCGGAGAACAACTTCTCGGAGCTTTCTCTCCCCGTTCCCGCTGAGCTTGAGGTAGCAGACAGCTATCGTGTCTACTTTGAATCGACCGTCGGCGAGTATTTGCAAACCGAGCTGTTGACTCCTACGGATGGCTATGTGACGGTCAAAATCACGAGCGACATAGTCCCCGAACCCGGAAATATGGCGGCACAGCTCGTCGCATTCCGAGCGGGCGAGATAGTCGGCTATGCACCTATGATAACGGGCACGGCCAAAGTGTCAATCCCCGACGGGACAGAGCGGCTCTCACACAGCCTTGCCGCCGAAATAACTCTCAACACTGCCGCACGTCACAGCCACGCCAACAAGGCGGTGCTTGATAAGTTCGCGGAAGCTGACGACGGAAAACCCACTTATAACGGCATAGCCATTGGTAGTGGTGGTACTGGCGGAGCGGGCGATTTTATCATCAAAATGACGGTCACAAGCGATGACGATGTCAATTATACAGTCACATCTTGCAGCGCAACAATCGAGCAAATTGACGCGGCGTTTAACGCGGATAAGAACATAGTTCTTACCGTCACCCCTGAAGACGGCTTATATTACGTTTTGTCGCTTATTAATGCGACACCCGGATTCAGCTATCTATTCAAATCTTTTTATGACGTCTATTTGCTTTCTGCCAATATCTACGAGGGCGAAAATGCTGTGTTCGCTATGACACAAATGCCCGCAAATGCTATTAATTATTCCAATGACGCGATGCCGACCGTCACCAATGTCCAACAGGCTCTCGACGAGCTTGTTCCCAAATCCCACACTCACTCCAACAAAGACACACTTGACAAGCTCTCCGACTCAAACGGCAAGCTCAAATATAACGGGTCTGACGTCGGAAACGTGACAAAAGCCAACGTTATCGCTGCACTCGGCTATACGCCGAAAGCGGTATCTGCGCAAGTCGCCACAGGCACAGAAATCACCCTCGCCGACAATACCGAATATCGTCTCACCAACGTATCAACCTTAACGCTAAACTATCCGGCAGGTGACTTTGAGTGCTGGATGCGCCTGACCTTCGCGGCGAGCGGCAATGCCACGGTTACTCTGCCGACAGGCACAAAGTACATCGGCACTACGCCCGATTTCAAAAACGGCGAGACATGGGAACTCAGCTTCAAGGACAAGGTTCTGGCGGCTCAGAAGGTCGGTGAGGGCACATGAACAGGCGCAGATTTATATGGCAAAGGGCGCAAGCGCAGAGCGGACTGCCGAGCAACTATACAGCAGTCGATTATTTGCAGTCCTCGGGCGAGCAGTGGATAGAAATGGGCGTTGCACCTAATCAAAATACTAAGGCAGTTTTAAAAATAAAAATCGACGAGGTCAACGGCTATTATGGCAGTTCGTTAATCGGCAGCAGGACAGATGGTAATTCCAATGACCAGTTTTTCACATATTTGGACAGCTCTGGCGGCGGAAGATTTCTGTTCCGAATGGACGGTCAAACTGAAGCAATCTCTTGGACAGGAATAAATACGGATAAGATTTACATAGTCACGCTCTCGGGAACGGAAATGAAAGCTGAGCTTGAAGACGGAACGGCGGTATTTTCAAAAACCTTCTCCGTTTCTGACTTTGAGTCAACGGTAACTATGGCGTTGTTTAAATCCAAACCATTTAATAATGGCTTTTGGGGTAGAATCTACAGCTGCAAGCATTACAGCGGCGACGAACTTATTCAGGACTTTGTGCCTTGCCTTGATGCAAACGGTGTGCCATGTATGTTTGATTTAGTTTCTCGAAAATCTTTTTACAATAAAGGTACAGGCTCTTTTACATGGGGGTGATTAAATGATATACGGAAAACTTGTGGACGGCGAGCTCAGAGGAGCACCGCGACCGATAAAAACGGCGGACGGTGATGTGTTTACAAATGACCCGTCAATATACCTCGCTAACGGCTATAAGCCGATAATTTTAACGGACTGCCCGTCCGACGGAAAGAGCTATGTCGGCTCATGGACGGAGACAGAATCCGAGATAAAGCAAATCTGGACAGCCGTTGAGCCGCCCGATGACATATCGGCGGACGAAGCACTGAAAATAATCACAGGAGGTGTGGATATATGACGCGAGCAGAAGCAAAAGCTTATCGCAACAAGATAGATGGCGTGTTGACGAAGGTTACTACGGACGCAGAAGCTTTGGAGTATGCGGAGCTTTATCCGCTGTGGAGCGGGTATGTCGATTATGCCGTCGGCTGTATAGTCCGCAGACCGAGCGGGCTGTATAAGTGTTACAATGCAATAACGGCAAATCCGACATGGTTGCCGGAAAACACCGCCGCGCACTGGGAGCCTATCACGGTCGGCGAAGACGGCACGATAGATAACCCGATAACCGCTGCCGCTGGTATGCGGTATTTCAAGGACAAGTATTATCTCGACGGCGGCAAAACATACAAGTGCATACGCGACGACAGCAACGGTCAAGGTACTATACTGCACTATGTACCGTCGCAGCTTGTCGGAGTATATTTTGAGGAGGTAGAGTAAATGAATATCTGCATATCAATAGGACACGGAAAATCAGCCAAAGGCGGCTACGACAGCGGAGCTCTCGGCGGAAACTATCAGGAGTTTAAAATCGGTCGCGAGATAGGCCGCTATATGGGCGAAATCTTCAAGGGCTACGACTGCAAAGCTGATGTCATAAACTATGACGCGACGCTCTATCTCACCGAGCGAATAGCCCACGTCAATAAACACAGCTATGACTTTGCAATGGAGATACATCTTAACGCCGCAGGCGGAACGGGGAGCGAGGTCTACTATAAGCATAAGAGCGCAACGGGTAAAAAGCTCGCTGGAGCAATCAGCAAGAGCATAGCTAATACCTTCGGCATCCGCGACAGAGGCGCCAAGGTCAAAATTAATCCTGCAAACGGCATGGACTACTTCGGCTTTGTCCGCTCTTGCAAATGCGAATCTCTGCTGATTGAGACCGTATTCATTGACACGGCAAGCGACCGCAAGCACGTCGAATCCGCTACAGGACAGAGACAGTGTGCAGAGGCTATCGTCAAGGCTGTCGCCGATTTCTACGGTATAAAGAAAAAGTCCGCTCCGGCAGTTAAACCGAGCGAGGACAAGCCCCCCGTCAGAGCTGGCGATATTGTGAAGATTAAGGGCGGCAAATATGCGACGGGCGAAAAAATACCGATGTGGGTCAAGCTTAAAAAGCACACGGTTAAGACCGTCAGCGGGAGTCGCGCGCTGCTCAAAGAGATTAGCTCGTGGGTCTATGTCTCCGATTTAACCGTTTGGCAGTCAAATGCAAAAATAACGGTCGGCTCGACGGTCACTATTCAGCCGGGCGCGACATACGGCGGACTTACGGCGGCACGAGGCTCGATAGTACCAAACACTCAGTTGACAAGAACCCACACGGTCGGAAAAATTCAGAAAAACGGCGGAGTTCAGGAAGCTCTTTTGACCGATATCGCGAGCTGGGTACCCGTCAAGTATTTGGAGGTAGTCTGATGACCGCTGGACAAATCGCCGCTCTCTGCGGCATACCTTCGGCGTTGACCGTCGGCATCGTCGGCTTTTTGTTTTGGCTGCTTGAGCACAAAATCGCCAAAAAAGAGGCGGCACGGGTAGCACAAGAAGAGAAGCTCGCCGCCGTTCGTGAAAAACAAGAGCAAAAGCTCGAGCGCGAACGACATAATCGCGACGAGAACCGCAGAGAGTTTGAAAAGAACCTGCTCGCGACCTCGAACGCAGCTCTCGCCCTCGGGGAAGCGACCGCTCGCGCCGTACAACGCATACCGGACGCACACTGTAACGGCGATATGCACGCGGCGCTTAACTACGCCGCGAAAATAAAGCACGAACAGCGAGATTTTCTCGCCGCTCAGGGCATAGATAACATATTTTAGGAGGTCTAAAAATGGCAAAAATCAAAGACATCTTTGCAAACATCGGTAATGTTAAGGTCGGAACGTGGGTTAGAGGGATCCTGCTGATTATCTCGCTCGTCAACATGGCACTCTCGGCGGCTGGCAAAGCTCCGATACCGACGGACTACAACGAGCTTTACACAATCGTGAGTGTTATTTTCTCAGTCCTCGTCGGAATCTCGGCTTATTGGAAAAATAACAGCTTTACTGAGGCGGCACAGACGGCAGATAAATATCTCCACGAGCAGGGCACGGCGATTGAAGACCCGGGCACGGATGAGGAGGCGGAGTGATGATAACAGCTATCCTTTTTAATCTCTTGAACCTTATCGGGCTTTACGGCCAGGCGGTCGTTGTGGCAATATTAAAACTTTTCGGCATAAAATAAAAATTACCGGGCAGGGGGATTCCCTTGCCCGGCTTTTTCAATTTTTAGATTAAAAATATTTGACATTATAAAAGTCAATAATCTCGCCGGACTCCGAGAGTCCGCGAAAATAACAGTAGGAACTCGCAAGAAAAATCTTCCCCATTTTAACAAGCGAAGCAAGCTCTTCGGCGGTCGCTGCGGAATAAACGCTTGTCCCGATGCCGAAACGGTCAGTGCGGTTTGGAATTACGTCGCGCAGAATTTCGGCGCTCATGCCGCACCATTCAATCTTCTCGAGAACATTGTCGGAGAAGGTCGTTTGAGATAAAATTATTTCTTTAAAAATCTTTGTAATCAGGATTTTTACGATATTATCGACTGAAACCGACTTGACGGTGTACTCATAGTACTTGCCTCGACCTCTGTTATTTTCGTCAAGTTCAGACTTTTCAGCATCGTCAACGTCAACTTCTATAAGAGCCGCTCCGAAATTGACGAATGAATTTTGTGAGGTTGTTGGATTGAAAAGATAAACGACATCCGTGCGATTGGCAGCACGATGACCTTCTTCCCACTTATCGTTTTTTGAAACATCGAGCGAGACAAGCCCGTCTCTGCAAATAGCTTCAAGGTCGTTTATGTCTGCGTTGTGATAGAGTATCATTTTTTTCGTCCTTTCTGTCTGTCCTCTTTCACTATCTAAATTATATCATACTCTTATAAGTATGTCAATACTTTTCTTCGAAGTTTTTTTAAAAATTTCAAAACAAGCAGCTCCGCGCGCGGCGGAGCTGTTGATGTTATTATTCGCTTAAAAATTCATCAATTGCCTTTTTAAAGACCTGTGAGTAGGCGATGCCCTCAGCGTCACATTTAGCTCGGAATTTTGCGGCCGTTTCTTTTCTTACGCTCACAACAAATTGGCTATAGGTTTTTTGGTTGTAACGGCGCTTAACCTCTGTCGAAGTGTGCGCCTTGCGCTTCTCGTCACTCATCTTCTTCATCCTCGGCGTTTCTGCATTCAGCTTCTTGCTTCTCCCAAGTCCTCTCGGCGATAACCTCATAGCCGTAAGCGTTCGAGTCCATCAGCTCTTCAAGGGCTTCCTCGATTTCATCGATATTTGAGGGGTCATTAATGTTGAGCTCGAACTCTTCGACCTGCACAAAGTTCTTCATCTGTTCTGCGCGCGTCCAGCGTCCCCAAATGCTCTCCATTTTGGCAAGGGCTTTTTCTCGGTTCTCTCCGATGTAGTCGTCGAATATGTCGCCCCTGACGTATGATTCAACTTTGTAGATTTTCATTTTCTTTTTTCCTTCAGCTGTTCGAGCCGTCTTGAGGCGGTCTCTGAACTCTGGAACCTCCTCTACTTCATAGAAGTCAGGCGTGTATGTGCCATCGGCCACATCTTCTTCTTCATAGGCGGCTATCGCTATTTCGGCTTCCCCGCGTGTGTTGAACTCATCAATCCTGTTCCCCGCTTCTCGGTCTCTTGTGTAGAATTTCATTTTTCATCATCCTTTCTTTGGAGGCTCTTGCCTCATTCATTGTCTAAATTATATCATACTCTTATAAGTATGTCAACACTTTTTTCATTTTGATTTTTATAGTCAAGCCAAAAAGCGGACACGATAGCATTTTGCCGACATCGGCAAAATGTAAAACAGCAGCCCCGCCGGGGCGAGACTGCCGAATGAAATAGGGTAGAGCCGGAAGCTCTATATTTGACATTATAGCACGATTTTTTATAAATGCAATGGAAACGTTTATCTTTTAATTATGCAAGCCAAAAGCCCTGAAATAACATATAGATCGGCGTGTTCGGACAGTTTATAGAGTGGTGAGCCAGGAAAAAAGCACTTGCAAATGCAAGTGCTTTTTTTAACGAAATAAATCCCTT